AAGTGAAAAATAATTTCCAGCATTTTCTCCAAAATTAATTGTTGTTGTAGTTCCAGTTGTAATTCCAACAATTCTCTGTTTCTTCATCGTTTCTTTGAGTATATCAACACTATATGAAGTAATATGATAAGAACTGTTTGTTACTATTGGATTTGTTCCAATCGCAACATAACCACCAGAACTACCAGTTGTTGATCCAATAGTAATTCTCAAATATCCACTTCTTAATGCAATAGGAACAGTTGTTGCTGCAATACCAGGAGACGGTGCTAATCTAGGTATAACTGTATCTTGAACAATCTTAATTGCCATTATTCTGGATCCTCTGTGGTTACATCATCACCAAAAAATGATTTTGCCACTAAAGGTTTAATAGCATCAATTCTTTCGGCGCACTTATTAAAGATTGCACTTTTAATGTTGTCTGAAATATCGGATGCTGATGCATCAGTAGCAATCAAGTCGATAATATTATCCATAAAAATTTAGTATATTTATACTTTTATTTATATTTCTGCCTTTTTGGCATCTTTTTGAGACTGAGCATCTGTAACTTTTGCTTGTTTATCAATATCCGGTTCTTTAGGAACTTCACCCATCAATCCAGGATCTCCGCCAATTGGTAAAGGTTCTCCAGTAATTGGATCTATTGAATTTGGATCCGGAATAATCCCATCTTTTATTTCTTCATCAATTTGCTTATCTATTTCTATTATTTCACCATCAGTTTGGCGAAGAATTCTTGTTCTTACATATTGGGCAGAAAAATATTTTCCAATATAAGGTTCCATAATTGCTAAAAGATTCAATCTTTCAGTCATTAATTCGGATTCTTTTAATTCTGAAAATTGATTATCATAGACAAAATCATATTGAATGTGATCGGAAATTTTTTCCCAGTCCTCTACAGAAACAATATTCTTAAGAATTAATTGCGTTTTCAACATGTCCGTAAACATGTGTGCAAATCTTTTTCTAAGTCTCCCAACAAATTTTGTAAATTTTAATTCATCACGAAGAATTTCAGATGACCTGCCAAGATTAAATCCACCATCAGAAGCAATTCTAGATTCTGGAACTCCAAGTGCTCTATAAAGTTTTTTCTGGAAATATTCAATATCTGCAAGTTCTCCAAGATTTTGACCGCCAGGTAAGGTTGTGATTTCTGTTCCTCTACCACCTTCACGACGAGGAAGCCAGAAGTCTTCAAGCATACTCATGAATTTGCGATCATCACGAATTTCTCCATTATTTGAATCGTAAACCATTTTATTTCTGTAACGATTCATAACATCACGAAGATATTGTTCCGCCTTTACCTTTGGTAGATTGCCAACATCAATATAGAAAATTCTGCGCTCTGGTGCTCTTGAAAGTCTGTAAATTACTAGAGAATCCTCAATCATTCTGAGTTGATTGAGTGCTTTAATTGCCTTATGAAGATATGATAGAACAGTTCCTTTATTTCTATCAACTAATCCTGATGTGCAATAAGTAACTGAATCCTTTGCAATTTTAACTCCTTTTTGTGTTCCAGAACTAGTAATCATACCAGTTGGATAATTTGGAATTGGTGTGTATACGTAGTACTCCTCAATTTCTGGAGAATAAACTATCCTATCATCACCCTTACCATTCATCGGATTTATCATTTCGGCAGACATGGGAATTCTTGAATCTCCCTTCTTTTTTTCCTGCCTAATATGACGCATCTTCATTGGATCAACATATCTGATTTCCTTTATTCCATCAGATGCATTTTTTGGATCAATTATCTTCAAATAATAAAGTTTTCCATCAACGTACCAATTTCTAAAAATTTCATGGCACTTTTTATCAAAGTCCATGAGTTCTTTAATATATTTAAACTCTTCTCTTATTTTTTCTTTAACTTTATCACTTACGTTTAAATTTGATAATTCTATTTCAACTGGAGAATCATATAAATCACTAACAATTGCTTCATTTACAACATCTTCAATAGCATTATCACATTCTGGGTGTAATGCCATTTCTCTATATCGTCTAATCAGATCATTTTCAGTTCTAAAAACACCTTCAATATCTAAATATTGACCATAAAATCCACTAGCAACATAATTATCAACCCCGTCCTCATTATTTTGAGGAACGGGGGAGACAATTTTAGATTTTTTATTATCAGGATCTTCAATAGAAAAACCAAAGAGTCTTGCCATAGTATAAAATTTAAATTAAACTTATTATATCTATTTATTAGACAATTGCTGGGCGATCTGTACCACCATCTAAAGCTTCCCAATATTGTACTTGGAATTCTACAGTATACTCTTCAATAGTATCTGTCGAATCCATAGAAAGATCAATTTGAGAAATGTTTGTTGGAAATATTCCAGCAAACTTGTACTTTCTAACAGCTTCACCTGCTCTATTTAATTGACTGACTGTTGCCGTTCTTTGATAATCTGTAGGATTTGTTACACCACTAGCATCAGCAATTCTGCTTATGCCATTCATCCATTGCTCAAATGATGTTCTAATTTTAAAATCAACATCATTAAGAACAGTAATAGTCCAAGTATCAAAAGTTCTTTCTCCAGCAACCTTTAATGTTCTTCCTCTAAATGGAATTTCAACTGGAGTAATGTTAGATGCTGGAAGTGCAGCTGCTTTTACCATGAAGATTAATAAATCTTCAGAAGATGTTGCACCAGTAGGTTTGGTAATAGTTTGAGTAAATGTACCTGTAGTTTGTAAAGTGGTTGGATAAGCTATTGAGACTTCAAATAGATTGGGTCTTGCACCACCACCAGCTAGTTGAGCTTTGAAATTATCAAGAGTTTTTAAAGCCATTTTTTTGTACCTCTAATAAGTAATTTTGGACTGTAATTAAATTAAACATTACCTACGATTTCTTCAAAGGATACACCACTTCTTGTAGCTACAAATGTTAGTCCAACGAAGTTGATTGAGCGCGAAGGTTTGACATAAATATCACCAACAAATTCATTATTATCAATTATTGAAGCAGTATTGTTGCTTTCATCACAAATAACTCTATAGTCTATAATTCCTCTCTTGGCAAGAATATCTCTTAAGAATGGATCAACTATATTTACAAAATTTGTTCTAGTTGTTTCGTCATTAAATTCAAACAATTGATCATCGGCAGCTGCTTTAATTGCAGTTTCAATATAGATGAATAATCTACGAACATTAATTCTATCAAATGCGGATGCTTTTGCCAAACCTGTTTTGTCACCAAACAATATAATTCCAGAACCAGGAGAGAAAATTACTGGGTTTACTCTATTAGAATACAGTTTATCTCTTTCAATTTTTGAAGGATTATATGCAAGTTTAACAGCATTAAGAACAGCACCTCTAGAAGTTCCTGCTGGAGAAACCCATGGTGCATTAGTGGTATCATTTCTGGCACAAATACCAGCAATATCACCATTTAGTGGAATATATCTAAATGTTTGTGAAAACTTGTCATACATGTACTTATATCCACTATCAAAAATTGCATAAGAAGAAGATGGTATTGAAGCATAATAACTAATAACATTAGTTGTTATGGATGCGGAATTAACAGGTACAAATGATGATGTTCCACTCAAATTCAACATGGAATTTCTGTATGGTGAAATAAATGCTATTGCATCTTGCCTTTGTTCTGCAACAGAGATAATCTTTGATGCTAGTGCTTGGCATCTCTCTTTATCATATGCAGCAGATCCCATTAAAATGAAATTAATATCATATTCTTCAGTATTTGTTAGTAAATCATAACCGCTGGATAAATCTGATAAAGATGCTTGTAACGATACATCAGCATCTAAATTAGTTGTTCCGTCATAATTTTTTCCTCCACTTAATGTATAGGTTACAGAACCTAAACACTTAAATGTTGTATTATTTTCAGTATTTGTATTCCAATCTTTGGTTGCACCTACAGTAAATGTTGATGAAGTTGTGAATCCGCAAGTTACAACACCAGTTGGTTGTGATCCACCAAAAATTAAAGATGAACCTTCTGCAATATACTTACTCCAATATGAAGAACTACCAGCAGAATAAATTGCATTCTTTGCCTTCGATAATGAAACATGCTTTTCTAGAACAGTTCCTGCATTTCCAGTTATATTACCAGTTCCATCAATTACAGCAACATGGAGTTCATCAAATTTACTTCCTCTAGATGCAGCAAATCTTGATGTTCCTGGTCTTGGTGCTATAGTATTCCAAGCAATCGTACCATTATTTAAAGTGATTGTTTGAGCATCATACCAATCTGATGATGAAGAAAACGCAGTTGTTCCTGAACCTGTTGCTGAACCTGGTGAATGAACGGTTACTGATCCATTATCTTTAAATCTATAAACACCCTGTGGTTCATAATCTACTTGAGTTTCTACTCCAGCAGCAGACACATAACTGGAAACTTTGACCTCAAGAGTGCTAGCACCTACTCCAGTAATGATTCCTTTAATGAATCCATCCAAAGATGTAGTAGATCCAATTCCAGCACTTACAACTCCATTAATTGATTGAGTTACACCATATCCAACAGTAAGTCCTAAACCTACTGATGCTTCAGTTCCAAAATCAAAAAGTGCTGTTAACGTTGTAGTTTGAAGTGAAGCAGTTGATATTCCAATTACTCCATTTGCAATGGATGTAACTGTTGTTCCAGAAGAAATTACCCCATTAACCTCACATCTAACTACTTGTCCAAGAACAACTGATGCAGTTGAAATTCCAATTGTGCTAGCAGATCCAACAATAATACCACTTCTATCGTTAACTGTTGGAGTAAAATTAACAACCGAAGTTGTAGTAATTCCGCTTAGAATTTGGTCTGCTCTAGCATCAATAATTGCTACCTGTAAACCATTACCCCAAGATCCGGGATTTCTAGCAGCAACAACTACATTTGATATAGCAGTTTCATTATATCCTTTGTTTACATAATCATCATAACTTTTAATTTTTATACTAGTTGCAACGCCAGTAACTGATTGATTTGCATTATATAAACTAGTACCATCTGATCTCAGAACTAGTAAATTTCCACCATATGCTAAAAATGATGATGCGGTAAACCAAGTCTCATAATGACTTGCTACGTCTCTTGGTTTTCCAAAATTTGCTAATAACTCCTGTTCGTTTTGAATTAAAACAGCACTTTCAACTGGACCCTTTTCAAAAGGAGCCACAATTGCAGCTACTGAATTTGAAGTTGGATCTACTCTTCCAACGGTTACGTCAACTTCCCTTACAATAACTCCAGGAGATGCTAAATTTAGTGGCATCTTGTTTTCCTCGTTTTTTCAGAAATACTCTGAAATTATTTATTAAAAAGAGTATTTCTGATGGGGAAATAACCCACGAACAATTACCAATTTGGATATTCTTCAATAATTGATTCTGTTCCTTTTTTTCTAGATTTTTTTATTCTATCTATAGTACATTCTTTACATTCATATGAATATGATGAAGGAAGAGATGATCTATCTCTATAAGAAAGATAAAAATCATCTAGTAAACTTTTTATTTTATTACATGATCTACATTTTCTTTCCAAAAATAATAAATGTTCTAAATCTATTTGATCACCCAAATTCATTTAAGTATAATCCCACATATAACTTCTGTCTCCATATTCATCAAAATGCCAAGTGTCTCCATCAGGATCTGTAAATGATGAATTATCTTCAAAACCTGTTGATATAAAACCAAACGGTGCCATATCTGCTTCTATTTGATCTTCTTGCTCCTCATATATTCTTTTTCTAACATCGTCATTTGTCATCTCTTTGAAATATGGTTGAGCAACTAACCATGCAAAAATGACGAGGCACATCATCAAATCGTCGTTGCAACCTTCTTCTGCCATGAAACTGTTATTTTTTTGAATAAAAGTTGTCATTTCACTAATAATATCGTAATCATTAGTTAATAATTTGTCATCTTCTATTAAAGTTCTTAAGTTGGAGCAACCTAGTTTTTTTACAGCAGCAGTCATTCTAATTCCAAGATAAGATTTTTTTCCACTAAAACCAGTTCCAACTATTTGTCCAGCTCTACCTCTCTGAGCACACATAAGAATATTATCATATTCCAAATCAAAATGTAATATATTTGCTATTTGGTCACCAATATCATTAATTTCTACTAGTATCCAAGCATGATTGTATGCTTTTGCAACTGGTTCTATAACGTTTGGAAATAGCATCGGTTTTATTTCATTATTTCTATACTTTGCAACAACTTTGTATGGGAATGTAGTTATATCAACAACAACAAATGCGGAATAATCACTCCCTATCCCTCTTGCAACATCAACAGTAATCATATAATTGTGTTCTGAAATAGGATCTTCATAAACATCCAATCCCTTGTTTTTCTTTATAGGATCTTCATAAACTAAATTTTTTAATTTTGAAGGATTAATCAGAGTATCAACAGATCCCAAAAATTCACATTCAAACTCAACTTTGAATTGTTGTTCGGAAGTATTTGCAATTGTTTGCGCTTTCCATTTTTCATCTCTTCCTGGAACTTCTGACCAATGAACATCGGTTGGCACATATTCATTTTTTCCTCTTTCTGAATCGTGCCACATGCGGTAAAAATGATTCATACCGCGAGGGGTAGAAACAATAATTACCTTTGTACTTTGACCAGAAGAAATTGTAGGATAAACTGACGCAAAGAAGTCATCAGCGATATGATTTGGAATGAATGCAAATTCATCCAAAAAGATAACATTATAAGATCCACCTCGAACAGCAGATGAAGAAGTTGAGTTAGATGAAATTTTGGATCCATTTTCCAATTCTAAAGATCCCTTGTTCCAAGATATAATACCTTGCTGCATCCATGTAGGTAGATTTTCATAGGCAAGTTGTAATCTGCCCAGCAGATCCCTTGCAGTAGATGCTTTGTTTGCAAGGATGGCAATATTCACATTATCATTAAACACGGCATAGTGAAGCAGATAGGATACGCAGGTGGTTGATTTACCAGTCTGCCTTGGCATCTTACAAATGTTAAATCTATTCTCGTGGAAGTTTCTTACAAGTTTCTCTTGAAATGGATACATTTCAAAAGGAACAAGACCGTGATCCAAAGAAACAATTTTAATATAGTTTATTGCAAAATAAACAGGATCTTCCTTACACTTTAAGAACTCAATAATTTGTTCTTCTGTAAATTCAATTTGTGTATTCGCTTTTTTTAGGTTGGGATTGCCAAGATAAATGTTATCACTCATAATTTTTAATTAGACACCACCATATGCAAATATCCAAACACCACCAACAGCAGTTGAAGTTGAGAATAGTTCTATCATCATACTTGCCTGACCACTTCCACCACCACCCAATTGATAAACATCACTACCATTACTACATTGACTTCCAGTTACTCCAGTAAATGTAAAAGTATTTGCG